AGAGTTGTCTACAGGTAGGTCAAGAATAGATTTGTTAAGATCACAGGGGCTAACACAAATACGGGTAGTTCCAAAAATTTCACTAGAAGATGGAATAAACGCTGTAAGGACTATTTTACCTAAATGCTGGTTTGATGCAAAAAATTGCAATAGGGGAATTGAAGCCTTACGTCAATATCGAACTGATTATGATGATAAAACACAGACGCACCGTAACAGACCTTTGCATGACTGGACTTCTCATCCATGTGATGCTTTTAGATATTTAGCCGTTTCTCTACATGATCCTGTAGACCCAGAAACAATACCAAAAGTTGCCCAACAGGATTATAATATATTTGATCCAATGGGGCATGATAATAGTTTAGCAAACAGCAGTGATTGGACTCCTTGGTGATTCGTGCAATGAAAGAGGATGATTTGCCTTATTTAATAAAAATGGGCGAAAGATTTTATAACGAAACTCCTGAATACAGAAAATATAAATTTGACGAGATAAAATTAAAACAATTAGGCTGGATATGTTTAACACAGCCAGAAAACATTTGTTTAGTCTATGACAAAGGTGGTATTAAAGGAATGATGTCTGGAGCAGTGTATGAACAATTCTTTTCATTTGATCTTACTGCCAGTGAATTGTTTTTATTTGTTGAAAAAACTGCAAGAGGCGCTTTGATAGGAAAAAAATTAATAAAAGCATTTGAGCTTTGGGCTAATAGCATGGGTGCTAAAGAAACACGGGTTGGAGTGTCTTCTGCTATCACACCTGATAGAACTATTGGCTTTTACAAAGTTTTAGGTTATTGTAATACAGCAACTATACTTAGAAAGGAATTATAATGGGCGGTCTATTCGGTTCTAAATCATCTTCACCACCTCCACCTCCACCTCCAATGCCACCACCTCCTGCGCCAACAAGAAGTGATGCAGACATTAGGGCAACGCGAGACAACGAAAGGAAACGGAGATTAGCCGCTGCTGGTAGGCAGTCTACAATTTTAACTTCTGGTCAAGGCATAACAGAAGATGCTACTGCAAATAGACCTACCCTGTTAGGTGGGTATTAACTTAATAAATGGCAGTACGCGAAAAATTATTCGTGCAAATGTTACAACTTTAATTAAAAAAGCAAACATGCGACGTACACAGGCTATTGCCATTGCAAACAGAAAAGCGGGTAAAACAAAAAAACGTAAACTTGCTGTTATGGACAGAAAAAAATGAAACCAGAACAATACATATCTAGGTTAGAAAAACTAGAAGGTGATAGGCGTAATTGGGATGACCATTGGCAAGAAGTTGCGGAGGTAGTTTTTCCGAATCGTTCTGATTTTACAAAAAAAGTAACTCGCGGTGAACGTAAGAATGTAAAGATAGTAGACTCAACGGCAGTTAATGCTAACGAACTATTAGGTGCTGGTTTGCATGGTATGCTTACCAACCCTGCTTCTAAATGGTTTAAGCTGCGTCTAACTGACAATATGTTGATGGATGATCCAAATATTAAGATGTGGTTAGAAGAAGTTGAGAGAAGGATGTATATTGCTCTTAACTCACCAAAAGCTAAATTTTCTTCTCATATACACGAATTGTACCTTGATATGACTGCTTTTGGCACTGGAACAATGTTTATTGGAGAAGACCCGGCAACAGGGGAGCTTACTTTTTCTACAAAACATTTAAAAGAATGTTATCTTGCAGAAGATTCACAAGGATTTATTGATACAGTTTACAGAAAGTTTGAGTATTCTGCACGTCAGATTGTGCAAAAATGGGGGATAAAAAGTGCATCTAAAGACGTTCAATCTGCTTTTGAAAAAAATGATATGGATAAAAAGTTTGTAGTTATTCATGCTGTACAGCCAAGATCAGATTTTACGCATGGTTCTTTAAATAGAAAAGATATGCCTATAGCCTCTGTTTATTTGTTACGGCAAGAAAAACATATTTTAGAAGAAGGCGGGTTTGAAGAAATGCCATACGTTGCTCCCCGCTGGTCAAAAGTTAGTGGAGAAACTTACGGAAGAGGACCGGGTATAAGTAATTTGCCTGACATTAAAATGTTGCAGGAGATGTATAAAACAGTTCTTAAAGCAGCACAAAAAATAGTAGACCCTCCATTGCAAGTTCCTGACGATGGGGCATTAAACCCAGTTAAAACAGTTCCGGGGGGTTTGAATTTTCGCAGAGCAGGAAGTGATCCAATTACACCTTTGCAAACGGGTGGAAACATTCCTATCGGCGAGGCATTGTTAAATGAAGTTAGACAACGTATTCGATCAGGGTTTTACATAGACCAGCTACAGTTGCAACAAGGGCCACAAATGACAGCTACAGAAGTTTTGCAACGACAAGAAGAAAAATTGAGGCTAATGGGTCCAGTTCTAGGGAGGCTTCAATCAGAATTGCTTGGTCCAATGGTTGAAAGAGTTTTTAATATTATGTTGCGACGAGGTAAACTTCCTCCTGCACCAGAAGTTTTAGCAGATGCAGAATATGATATTGAATATGTGTCTCCTTTGGCAAGAGCGCAGAAACAAACAGAAGCTAATAGCCTATTAAGAGTTTTTGAAATAGGTTCTGCTATTATACAAACGCAACCTGAATCTGCCCAAGTCTTTAACGGCGAGGATACGATCCGCTGGTTAGCTACAGACATATTTGGAGTTCCTAATAGTCTGATCAAATCAGCAGGAGAAATGGAACAGATTAAACAGCAACAAGCTGAGATGCTTGAAATGCAACAAGGGCTTGCGGCAGCACAACAAGGTGCTGATGTCCTCCAAACCGTTAGCAAAATGGAATAATGAACAAACAGAAACTTGAACAACGACGTACAGAATACGAAATTGTTTTTGGAACAGAAGAAGGGCAACGTGTCTTGCGGGATATAGTTGCTAATTCTTTTGTGCTGGATACAACTTTCGATCCTGACCCTCATGCAACCGTATACAATGAAGGAATGAGAAATACAGCATTACGCATACTTTCTATACTTCATTATAAACCTATTGATTTTTTAAGCCTTCCAAGTGGAGTTGAGAATAATGAATACTAATGTAACTGACGAAGTTGTAACAGAAGTTCCAGCAGAAGGACTGCCAGAAACTTCAGAAAATACAGAAAATAAAGAAATAGAAACAGATTGGCGCAGTACGTTGCCAGAAGACTTACGAAATAATGCAACTTTAAGTAAGTATTCTTCTGTTGAGTCTCTAGCCAAAGGGTATCTAAATGCGTCTTCTATGCTTGGTAAAGATAAATTAATAAAACCAAACAGTGAGGATGAATGGAAAGCATTTTATGATGAAATGGGGCGACCAGAAGATCCAGCAGGATATGAATTTGAAGACGTTAAAGCAGAGAACGGATTTGAAGTTGACAAAGAAATGGTAGACAAATTTCGTTCTGTTGCACATGAAACAGGTCTTTCTTTAAACCAAGCACAAAAACTTTTTGATTGGTATACTTCTACAAATGTAGAACAATTTGATCAATATGTAGCTAATGAAGAAGCATCACTAGCAGAGTCAGAAGCTACTATGAGAAAAGAATGGGGCAAAGCTTACGATCAAAAAATGGAGCAAGCATTACGAGCAGTAAGACAATTTGGTGGCGATCCGTTAGTTGATGAGTTAAATGCAACAGGTTTAGGAAACAACCCACATCTAATAAAAGCGTTTGCTATGGCTGGAGAAAAAATTATGGGAGATCAACAGCTTGAAGGCGGAGATAGCAATATAATGACTCCTGAACAAATAAAAGAAGAAATAGCTGCAATTCAAAATGACCCAAGTTTTTATGATGCTGAGAATTTAGAACGTCCTGCTATGGTAAGAAAGATGCAAATTCTTATGGAAGAGCTACATGGTACTGATCCAGTAGGAGGGTACACAGTTGGATAAAATAGAAATAAGAATGAGAGTGCTAGAAGCAGTGGCTCATCATTGCTCTGCTAGAGAATGGAACGATGTTGACATATTAGCAGAGAAGGTTAGAATATTATCAGATTTTGTTTTAGATCAACGTAGCATTTCTCCTTTGAAAAAACATGAAATGCGGAAGCCTGATTTAAGACATAAGACCAAGATACCAGCGTAGCTGCCTTGGCATTTTGTCCCAATTAAGATAGGCCGGGAAACCGATACCCTAGAATAGTGGGTTTAACTCTTGGTGTAACTTTTAATGGAGGGACGGCTATGTCCACTCAAATTACTACTGCTTTTGTAGAACAATATTCTGCAAATGTTATGCACCTTTCACAACAGAAGGGTTCACGTCTGCGTAGTTGCGTAGACAGCGAAACTGTAACTGGCAAAAACGCTTTTTTTGAGCAAATTGGAACTGTAACTGCCAGAGAACGTACTACGCGGCATCAGGACACGCCACAAATGGACACCCCACACGCTAGGCGTAGGGTTTCACTTGTAGATTATGATTTCGCTGATTTAATTGATAACGAAGATAGAATCAGGATGCTAATTGATCCTACTTCTCCATACGTTGCTGCGGCTGCAAATGCAATGGGACGTGCTATTGACTCAGCTATTATAGCTGCTGCTGATGGCACTGCTTATCTTGCAAGCATGACCGTTGATGTACAGGTAGGCGTTTCCCCTGCCGCTGACACGGGATTAAATGTTGGCAAACTAAGAGCAGCTAAAGAAAATCTTGATGCAAATGAAGTTGATCCAGATGCAAAAAGATATGTTGTTCTTAATGCTAAACAACTAAGCAATCTGCTTGCAGAAACAGAGGTTACTAGTTCCGATTTCAATACTGTAAAAGCCTTGGTTCAAGGTGAAGTTAATGAATTTTTAGGATTTAACTTCGTACGTACAGAATTGATTGGTGTTGATGGAAACTCAGACCACAAGGTTTTGTATTTTTCACAGCCCGGAATGAAACTTGCTATCGGTTCTAATCCAGTAGCCCGTATTTCTGAACGTGCAGACAAGAATCACGCCACACAGGTTTTTTATTCCATGAGCATTGGGGCAACCCGCATGGAAGAAAAGCAAGTTGGTTATATTGAATGTGATCCTTCTTGATCTCAAGTCTGAAAGGAGACTAAATTATGGGTACTGTATATTCAGTCCAAAAAACTAAATGGGATCAAAATGTCCCAAAGGACATGATTAAGCCTAATGAATTAGGTGGACGTGTTCGCGTAGCTTACGGTTTGTACGAAGCCTCAACGGAACAGTCAGACATTCATATGTTTAACATTCCAAATGGCGCTCGTATTATCTCTGGTGAGCTTGTTCATGATGCTTTAGGTTCTAGCACAACCTTGTCAGTAGGCCATGCGGCTTACACAGACAGCAGTGGTAGCACCGTAGCTCTTGATGTAGACGAGTACAAGGCTGCCGCAGCTTCTACTTC